ATACATTCTGGACTAAGAGTGATAAGGGTGTGGTGACATTAATTCACTACGAGCTCAAGACATTCTTGGAAAACAATGGGTATCGCAAGTATGTGCCTGAGGGTAACAAGGGATTTATCTTTGTACGTATCAATCAGAATCTAATTGAGATGTGCACTGAGGATGACATCAAGGACTTTGTGTTAAACCACATCCTTGATAACTTCCAGGATCTAAGCGTGTACAATTACTTTGCTGACAAGACACGATTCTTTAGGGAAGACTTCCTGTCTATGCTTGACTCGGTCAACATCTACTTTGTGGAGGATACGAAGGATGAGGCGTACTTATACTTCAAGAACGGCGTGGTCAAGGTGACTAAGAATCAAACTGTCCTACTTAACTATGAGGACTTAGGTGGCTACGTGTGGTCTGACCAAGTTATCCAACGTGACTTCATCTTCTGTCCCGCAGATGAGTGTGATTACAAAACATTCATTCGCAACATCGGTGGCAATGATGACCAACGTGTGGCATCCATTGAGTCGACCATCGGGTTCATCCTTCACGCATTCAAAAATGGTGGCTACTGCCCTGCGGTAATCATTAATGATGAGGTGATATCAGAGAACCCTGAGGGTGGTACTGGTAAGGGTCTGTTTATGAACGGCATCAGTCGGATGAAGAAGGCAGTTACTATTGATGGCAAGTCATTCTCGTTCGATAAGTCTTTTGCTTATCAGTTAGTGAGCACAGACACGCAGGTGTTGGTGTTCGATGATGTGAAGAAGAACTTTGACTTTGAGCGTTTGTTCTCGGTGGTCACTGAGGGTATCACAGTCGAGCGTAAGAACAAGGATGCTATTAAGATTCCATTCCATAAGTCACCCAAGGTGGTCATCACGACTAACTATGCTATACAAGGTAAGGGTAACTCATTTGAGAGGCGTAAGTGGGAGATGGAGTTCAAGCAATTCTACTCCAAAGATTTCACGCCTCAGGATGAGTTTGGTCGATTGTTGTTCAACGATTGGAGCCAAGATGATTGGTGTGCATTCGACAACTACATGATCAAAGTATTGCAGGGTTACCTAAATACGGGATTGGTCAAGTGTAACTTTGTGAACCTTAAAGAACGTAAGTTCAGAGCAGAGACTAACGCTGAGTTTGCTGAGTGGGCTCACGAATTTGGGCCGTCATTCATACCGATGAATCAGCGATTCAGACCTGATGACGTGTTCGATAAGTTCATAGCGGATAACAACGGCATGTTCCGTATGTTGTCTAAGCAACGATTTAATTCGTGGCTACGTACCTACTGCTTGCATAAGACCGGAAGTAACCCAGTAGAGGGTCGTGATGGTGCAGGTAAGTGGATGGTGTTCCCATTAAAAGAAGATAAACAACTAGAATTATTATAATGCCATACTTAAATCACAACATCCCAACACTAACTTGCTTCATTAGAAATGAGTTTTTGTTCAACCATACCAAAGGGCATGGAGAGCACACATTGTGTGACGTTCACTCGGTCGCATCAATAGAGAAGAGAACGCCTTTGTTTGAGGCATTCTTGGAGAACGGAGTCAATTGGACACGTAGACCTATCCACGCATTCTGCTGGAGAAAAGATGCTGAGGAGATACCACTTACTGAGTACATGTATTGGGATTGCTTTAGCTCATACGTAGATGTTCAGGTAAGAGCAAGGATGTCGGGACTGAGAGCAGATTTGCTGTCCATCTCAGGGATCAAGAGACAAGGCACATACTTGTTTACACTGGACTGGGCATTTGAGAATCGTAGCATGCTAGACACTAACTTCTCTGAGACACCTGAGCACAAGTGTGGTCACGTGTTTAAGATGGATAATGGGAATTACTTTATCTATCCTAACAACAGAATCATTTGGATGGATAACGCTTGGACTTATAATAGAATAGATAAGAACCCAGGCTATCAGATTGATATGTCGGTATACTCTATTGAGAATAAGGCAGGCTACGAGACAGATTATAGTTACCTAACCGAATTTAAAAAAGAAGATAATGGATAATATAGTATACTTTCAGTCACCTGATATCAACCCAAGATACTGCGAAGCAGGAATTATTTCTAAAACAGACAAGGATTACATTTGGTATCTAGAAGAACCCTGCAAAATATTAATAACAGATGTAAAAATAATACCCAAAGAAAACGTTACTTACAACAAGAAACGTAGGTTATATGAGCTTAAACAACAAGACAATGACTAAATATACGTTTGATGAAAAAGAACCTGAAATTGGTGAAATAGTTTCATTTGTGTGGGAAGATGGTTCAGATTGTGAATGTATTTATTATCCACTTGATAAGACAATACTACCTCTACCAACACATTGGTATTATGTAAATAAACAACAAGACAATGACAGAAGATGAAGTATATAGTGCTATAGAAAACACTATCATAAAATGGGTTATTGATGGTACTAAAACAGCAGGTTCTCTAACAAGAGAGATTATGTTAATACTTAAACAACAAGACAATGGAAAATAAATTATTTACAGATGATAGCACAAAGCCTGAGTTGTATAGTGTTCAGGCTACATTCACGCAAGAAGGAAGTTGTATTGATGGTGGTCACGAAGAAATCATTATACAACTAAGGGGTGATTTAGGCTTAGATTACTTAGATGATGGATTCTTTACAATTAAAACTAAGTCATGGTCAGTAGATAGCATTCAGGATTTGGAAGAATTATTTAATAGACTTAAAAAAACGATACAAGATAATGGAAAATAATAAATCACATATTACAATTTACTTTGAAGGCAAAGTTATTGAATCAAATGCTGAGTCCATAGTCACAATAGGGAACACATATCATTTAAAATCTGAGGAAGATGGACAAGGTAAAACAATTGGTATGTTGCCTTGTGATAAAGTTGTAATTATTTTTAATCGTTTAAATAAACCACAAAATGCCTGATATAACAATGTGCCCTGGAGATGGGTGCCAAAAGCAGCATATGTGCTACAGGCACACAGCAAAAGCGAGTGACTACCAGTCGTACTTTATGACTCCACCGATGAAGGAGGATGGCGAATGCGATTACTTCATGGAGATATGGGATAAACCCAAGGAGTTAATGCGAATAAAAAACGGACAAGTCTACATTGATGGAGAACTTGTGCCTGAAGAGGATATTAAAGAGATGTTTAAACATATTTTAAATCAAGAAGATGATAATAAAAACCAAGTTTGACATAAAAGACCGTATCTATTACGGAGATGAGACTGTATGCTACGAGGGTAGGATAGAGGATATAAAAATTACTTTCTTCGATGATAGATATGTGGTTGAATACAGAGTAGATACGCAAGTCATCAATGAAAAAGATAGGTATAGAGAGTTTCATGAATGGGACTTGCATTCAACACCTGATGAACTTCTAAAAATGCAAATCAAAAATTTTGAATTGAGAATAAAGCATTTGAATGATAGAATAGGGGAAATCCAAAAGAGAATTAACAATGGAAAATAAACAAACAGCAGTAGAATGGTTAGTAAAAATGTTGCACAGCCCTGTATGTGTAGGTTTTATTCAAGGTAGAAGACAGATACCACATGATATAATTCAACAAGCAAAACAAATGGAGAAAGAGCAGATAAGAGATGCATGGACAGACGGATGCATCGGGGAATTGTATGAGCTAAATGCTTATTTTAGTTCTGGAAAATATTATAACGCAACTTATGGAAAAGAATAAAACAACATTAAGGTATTTTATGGAGAAGATTATCCGAATGCCTACAGATAGTATACCGAACTTTCTTAGAGTTATTGGATTGCAGTATCTTATATCCGAAAGAAAACAAATACTTGACGCTTGGAACGATGGCTACGAAAAGGGTTTAAGAACAAGAGAAGAAAAGATTTCTAACCCTGCATTTGATGCAGAAACTTATTACGCAAATAATTATGATACAACTAAGGGATTACCAGAAGAAGATAGTAAGCGACGGGCTTGGCATTATTAAAGAGCATGGTCTGCTATACTTATCTATGGAGGTAAGAACTGGTAAGACCATGACATCATTAGCTATCTGCGATGCGTTAGGTGCTAAAGAAGTATTGTTTATCACCAAGTTAAAGGTGGTGCCAGGTATTAAGAAAGACCATAAAGATTTAGGTTGTAACTTTAACCTTACGTGTGTAAACTATGAGTCCTTACATAAACTTGAGGGGACAAATTGGAACCTCATAATTTGTGATGAAGCACACACCATGGGTGCATTCCCTAAGCCTAGCAAAAGAGCGAAGCAAGTTAAAGATTTGGTAAAGAAGTCTAACGCAAAGGTTATATTTCTATCGGGCACACCGACACCTGAGAGTTACTCTCAGATATACCACCAGCTTTACGTGCATCCTAACAACCCATTCAGATCTTATGCTAACTTTTACCGGTGGGCTAATGACTATGTTAAAGTAAAGGTTAAATACATTGGACAGATGAGAGTGAATGACTACTCAGGTGCGATTAAAGACAAAGTGATGGGTGCTATCAAGCATCTAATGATTTCGTTTACGCAAGAGCAGGCAGGATTCTCAACTGCAGTCGAGGAGGCTGTGTTGCGTGTCAAGATGCGTCCTTTAACTTACAGGTTAACAGAAAAACTTAAAAAAGATTCTGTTGTACAAGGTGAAGAGGATACCATACTAGCGGATACTGGTGTGAAGATGATGAATAAGTTGCATCAAATGTACTCAGGGACCATCATTCTTGAATCAGGGAAGCGGTTGATATTTGATTATACCAAGGCTGAGTATATCAAAGAGCAATTCAGAGATAAAAAGATAGGCATATTCTACAAGTTTAAAGCGGAATGGGATGCATTGAAATTTATCTTTGGAGATGAACTAACTGATAATCTTGAGGAATTTAATTCTACTAACAAGAACATAGCACTTCAGATACAAAGCGGCAGGGAAGGAATTAGCCTCCGCAATGCCGACTTTCTGGTGTACTATAACATAGACTTTAGTGCTACATCCTATTGGCAAAGCAGAGATCGCATGACCACAATGGAGCGAAAGTTTAACAAAGTCTATTGGGTATTTACGATTGGAGGAATCGAGGAAAAGATATACGAGGCAGTCCAACAGAAAAAGAATTTTACAAAAGAATATTTTCAAAAACATTTCTTAACTTAGCATGCTCGAATCAAAACGACAAACCAAAATACGCAACGCACTAATCAAAGATGGCTACTTTGTAACTAAGTTAACAGTTACAAGTACCCCAGGAATCCCTGACCTGCTTGCAATTAAAGATGGCAAAGCCTTATTTATCGAGGTAAAGCAACCGGGTAACAACCCAACTGAGTTACAATTATTCATGCACAATAAGCTACGTAGCTTTGGATGCGAAGTTAAAGTATGGACAGACTATGGAACAGATTATGGAACAGTATTTCGAGCAGAGACAGATGGTAGCAGTACCACAGAGTCTCTTCAAATGGATGAGCTCGATGCGGGAGGATACTTTTGATCAGATAGCTGATGCAATGGTGCACTTCTCTAATGAATTAGACAGAGATTTTGAACGTGTAATTGCGTTCAGTGTTGTCGATGAAGAGCCTAAGTATTTTAGGTTTTACGCTTCTGAAGGCGAGATATATCTTGACCACAAAGAGGAACCAGATAAAGTGGTTACAGTCGAATTGCTTGAGCAAATAGACATTGACCAGTTCTTGGATGAAATATCAGATGGGAACTTAATAGTTAAAGACAAAACAATAAAACGATTTATAGCATCTTATGAGTTTATTTGAAAAGGTTGGTTAATTCGAGTACAAGTTATTATATTTGTAAAAAATAATATCATGTATATATATAAAACAACTAATCTAATAACAGGCAAAGTTTATATTGGCAAGAGTTCTAAGTGTTTTAATATTAAATATTTAGGTTCCGGTAAAATATTAAACAGAGCTATTAAGAAATATGGTAAATCTAATTTTACCGTTGAGTTAATAGAAGAGTGTTCTTCTGAAGAAGAATTAAATTTAAGGGAGATTTATTGGATTGATTTTTTTATATCCAATTCATATAACATTGCCTTAGGTGGGACTGGTGGAGACACATTAACAAATCATCCTGATAGAGAAGTTATATATAATAAAATATCTAAAACAAATTCAGTAAGAATGATAGGCCATTATGTTTCAGATGAAACAAGAATAAAACTATCTGAAAGTCATAAGAAATGGCACAAGTCTTTAACAGAAGAGCAAAAAGTTGCTAAAAATAAAAAGACATCAGAAGGATTAAAAAAGTTTTATCAAAATAATGTGCATCATTCAAAAGGTTGCACATTATCTGAAGAAAGAAAAAATAATCTATCTGAATTTCATAAAAAAAGAGGAACGAAATTAAAATTATTTAGTGAATATTCTCTTGAAAAACAAAATGAAATACGCAAAAACATAAGCAACTCTTTAAAAGGCAGAGTGGTTAGTGAGGAAACAAAAGATAAAATAAGAAAATCATTACTTGGAAGGCCATGTAGTGAAGAAAAAAAACAAAAAATTAAAAACACGTTTAAAGAAAAGTATGGCAAATCTATTTGAAAAAAGAATACCTTATAAACCTTTTGAATATCCAGAATATTTTACAGAAGGATGGCTTAAGCAGGCCCAGGCATTTTGGTTGTACACAGAGATTCCCATGTCATCCGATGTAAAAGATTGGAATGAGAATCTAACAGAGAATGAGAAGCACGTGGTAGGTAATATCCTACTTGGATTTGCTCAAACGGAGTGTGCAGTTTCTGACTATTGGACAGGCATGGTGACTGATTGGTTTCCTAAGTATGAAATCATTCAGATGGCTATGATGTTTGGAGCACAAGAGACTGTTCACGCAACAGCTTACTCGTATCTTAATGA